GACGATGATGCCATGGAGGCAATCTGGAAGAAGGAGTACTCTTTGGAAGAGTTTGTTGCTCCAGATCAGTTCAAATCCTATGATGATCTGAAGAAGCGTCTGGACTATGTTCTTGGTATCAAGGGTACGACTAAGTTCCAGGACCAAGAAACCGTTGAGGAAGAGGAAGAGTTCCGTCGCCAGAATCGTGGTGAGAGCAATCCCATGCCTCAGTCCATGAAGGAAGAATTGAATTCTCTGTCTAGTGATAGTGGTGGATTCAACGATCCTGATATCACATCAGGTGGTTCTACCGATGACGATGATACTTTGTCCTACTTCGCACGACTTGCTGAAGAGTGAATATTTCTGGGGAGGGAAACCTCCCCTTTTTTAGTCTAGTTCTATAGTTCTTGTGTTAAATGTTCTAATTAATCTCTTATTGACGTATTCACTAGAGTTTGTATAGAGTAAAAGATCACGACTATCTTCAATAAATTTACCAAGGTATTCTCTTTTTAGAACATATATCTGCCTTTTGGCATCATTTTTTCTAGTTTCATATTCTAAATTTGTTATTGCAACAGTAGGATTAATTGTTAAATTAATATTAGATGGATCAGGTATTGTGAAATCCTCAGATACAGTCAATCCATCTTGCATAATGAGTCTATTATATTCATCAACAACAAATGTTGTTTCATGATGATGTGTTGCATTAATATTTCCAGCACCATATTTTTCCACTGTCAAATCGTAAAGATCATTATTTGATAGTGGCCACTGATCGTAAATATTGGTTATTCCTCCAACTATTAAAACCACCCAATCTAAACTTGGATCGTCAAACAATTCTTCTGCTACATTATCTGGCCTCGAATTATCAGATATAGTATACTTATCAAATAGTGTAAAAATATTTTGAAGATCATTTCGAAGACTAACTCTACGGAAGAAATTCTTGACTAAAAGATAATCCTCAGATGAATTTCTATTATCTAAAAATGATTGATACTCTAAATTTGGAAGTTCTCTGAAATAACCCATTTTAGAATCCTACTCCTTTATCTATAGAATTTTTAGGATCAGTAACAACACCATAATCCAGATCATAAATTGGTTCGAGTTCTTTAAATGTTAAATCCATCACCATAGAAACTGGTGTAGAGTCGTGATATGTAGCATAAACACCATCTCCTGTGTAGTTAACGTTCATATTTGTTAATGCACACTGTTTAAATTGATGTAGGAATGGATGTTCTTTAAGTCCTCTTCGATATGAAAGATCAAATACATTTGGCGTTCTTAAAAACTGATTGTTCCCTCTTGTAATTTTTGGTGCCATATTCAGTTTTAGTGTTCTTATTATTTTTTTTACTTCTATACCTTCCTGCCTATCTCTTGGTGTTAATTTAAATGAAAACTTAAATTGTCTTGTAGTAACACCATTAAACAATAATTCTTTATTTGGATTTAAAATTGCACCAGTAGATCTTGTAAGAAGAGATTCTGGACTTATATTGGAAGCACCAAAGGGAGATAAATTGGCAACTTGTGCTTGTATTTGTGCGTTTATTCCCGTGGCCAAAGCACCGGCACTTGATTCATAGTACTTCTCGAATTCATTAGCAACATCTTGAGCACTCTGACCTATATTACCAAAATTTATATCTTTCAGTATATTACCATATAAACCAACCAAACCAGCACTTAGAGAATCGAGTTCATTTTCTGTATAGGAAACATTATTTGAATCACCAATATTTGATGGAATTGGCAAAATTATTGTATTTTTTGTTTTTGCTGCTAATCCACGAGATTTGGCTGTTTTTGTATTTGCTGGGTCTATGGGATCGGGACCAGTAGAGAGTAATGGTTCTTGCCGCACTAGATCTGTAGAGAGAAAACCTTTTTGCCCCACTGAACCGGTTCCTATAGGTTTATATTCTATAGCTTGAATTCTCAAATAATCAATATCTTCTCCAATATGCTTTTGAAGTGCTAAAGGATAGACTAAAGTAGCAAACTCTTTCACTCCCTTGTTAACAGCGTCATCAATGGCCACATTGGGGAGCACGGCGTTGGATTGAGGTGGTTCAACAACAGTTGATAGTGGACCAGTTACAGTGTTCGTTGATATTGGATTAGCATTACTTGGAGGGGAACTCTTAATTGGACCAGGATTTGCTGCCAATGGAACTATTATATTGTTGCTACCGAGATCGTGTGATTGTTTAGCTTGCTTATATCCTGTGATCTTAAATTTGTGATCAGAATTAGCAATTTGTTGTCTAAGTGTTGGATCACCGTTTTGTGCTAGATCATAGAAATTTTTTACTTCTGGTGCTTTTATAAGATTATCATAATTATTTGCGCCACCAAGAAGACTTTGATCGGGGGGTTTAATGTTTCCATTTATTTCTATAGCGGATGCAATATACTTTTTGCCATCTTTTTCAAGGGCTAATGGAAGTTCTTTACCTGAAACTGCTACATTATTAGTTTTTGATATTGCATGAGGTCCTGTGTTTGGTATTACAGTTCCTGCAGTTTTAATGGAGTTATAAAGTGCATCATTTGCAGGGTCTATTTCCACATAATAAACTCTTGGATAAGATGCATCATTTAATTCTACTGAAGTAGGATCTACTATCTCCGTTACTGGTAATGTAGTAGTCCGATCTCTAACATCGGTAAATTCAGATTTTGTTTGATGAGTATTAAATGTAGAATTTCCCGCAAAAACAGTAAAATAGTTAGTATTACCAATTGTAATAGGACTAGTTTCGCCACTAAAACTTTCTGTTTTTGAAGTTGCACCTCCAATTTGTGTATCAAGAGAATAAACTGCTCCTAATGGCAGAGTAATTTCATCTTTTATATATTTTTCTAAATGTGCGGTAGACATTTATCTCTTTTTAGTTATTTAGACTCCAAAACCACGAATTTTCTTATATGGTAGTGTTTCTAAGTCTCTCAATTCCTCTTCATTCACAAAATATACTGGACCAACAACTTGATTCGTTGTATATTGCCTAATATCTCCCCAGTGTAGGTTGATTCCACGAAATCCCCAGGAAAAAATTTCGGTAACATAAACCAACGGATGCTCATCATAAACAATATTTGATGTTTTTGCATCATAAAGAAAGGTATAATAATTATCAACACTTGGAGATGTTGTTCCTGTTGTTTTTATTAGTTCAATAATTTTCCCAAATAACATATCAGGATCTTCTATACCAATCAATTCGTCCATAGCTTGGCGTAGACGATTATTTTTTGTATCGGAAGGATACTGCATTACTTAATACCGAGTTCGTTTTCTGTTAATACTTTAAATTCCCATCGTCTATCTCTACAAAACTCTTCTGCTGCTTTCCATTTTGCTTGATTTTTTGCATACTCATACACTTCATAAATGTATCCCTTTGTGTTTCTTTTTGGTTTTGTGGGAGGAGTAGTTTGTTTTTGGGGTTTTATTTCAATCAACATTTTTTTTATTTGGCCAGTCGATTCTTTCAACTTCACATAAAAATCAGGAAAGTATCGATGCACTTTATTATCAACCGGAGAACGATATGGCAAAGCAATCTCTTCGCTTCCCCATTCTAAGATATTTTCATTCTTATCACAATAAACCATAAACTTTCGTTCCCATAAAGAACGGTAAATTATGTTTGTTGGATTACCTTTATATTTTTTTGGATATGAAGGACTGTATTTTCCCTTATATGACATCTAAATATTTAACAATAAAATCATAAAAATATTTAGATGTCAATACCCAGTAGTAGTCCGGACTTGGGAATTTCTGCGTTTGCGAATGTTGGTATGAATAAGGTCAAAACCTTATTTGGCAATTTAGCAACCACTAATTATTATCAATTACAAATTTCAGAATTTCCAATTCCCCCGAACGTAGATAGGGATCGTACAATCCAAAAGTTTTTTTCTGATGCAAATGTAAATAAAGATTTTTATACGAGAGATTTGAATTTATTATGTTCTGATGCAGTTATTCCTGCATCTGCTTTTGCAACCTCTGAAGTAAAAGATAATTTCATGGGTTTGACTGAAGAATTTGCTCATAGCAGAATATATACCGATATTGAGATGACTTTTTATGCTGATAAAAATTACAAAGTCAATAGATTTTTTGAAGCATGGATGGATTATTCTTCTAATGGTAGTGGTGTTAGCATGTCCAGTTTTGATCCTGGATATTATAGAAGAATGAATTATCCGGGTTCATATAAACATAAACAGGGAGTGACTATTGTAAAATTTGAAAAAGATGCTCATGCTCTGTTAAGATATAAATTGAGAAATGCTTTTGTAAAATCTATAACAAGCACTCCAGTTTCTTACGGACAGGGGGAGATAATGAAAGTATCAGTTACTTTTAATTATGATTATTATAGTGTATCTTATGAGGAATAT